TTTATTTGTATCGCTATATGATTGAGTGGATTCTATTTTTTTAATACTTTCTTGTTTCTTTATTATGAAATCTTTTTCGCGCGATATCTTTGCTTCTATTTGCGCAACCAAAGCCTGCTCTTTTTCCATTGATGCAGAATGCTCAACATGGGAACGAGATAAAAATCCAAAAATACCCATGCTTGTTATGATACTTAACACAAAAACAGCAATAAGCAAATAATTTCTTATGAATTTAAATGCGCTGTGCCATTCTTTGTGTAGCCACACTGCTGCAACAAGCTTTCCAACCTCAAGAACTGCACCCATTATTATGATCGCTTCCCTTGACCCAGGGAACATAGTAGCAAGACCAACTATACTAAAATAAGCCGCAGTAAGAGAAATGCAGATTGCAGAAGCAAAAATAATTAAAACCAAAAACATATTAATTTTCTTGATCTGTGTCTCTGTTTTCTTTTAACTCGTCGTAATGGCTTAAGTTAATTAATTCAAATCTAACTAAAGAAAAATGTTTACCAGTATTCTTCCGAGAAGATATTTGGTATCCATAATTTTTTAAGAAGGAGGATAGCTCCTGTATGTATTTTACCTGAGTATAGCAAATGATTAAGATCGGCGCTCCATCAAAAGAGTTTTCCTGAGAAAAAAGAACATCTTCTGAGTACTCGTAGCAAATATTTTCTATTGTATCTGTCATCAATAACAGAGTACACAAAAAATCAAAAGAAATCGTCTATATCGACTTTTGGTTTGTTCCAATAAGGGCAACCTTTATACTCCATCATTTCTATGGTTTGCCCCTCTTTGGCTTCGAGGGAGTCTTTGTTTTCTTTGAATGCTGATTTAATTATTTTGCCGTTTTCATCTTTTAAAACGTAATAATCTAGCGGCTTTCTATGAGAACAAATATAAGCAACGATTGGTTGTCCAGATTTGTCTAGCACGGGTTGACCTTTGGATATTTTATAGCCATCCTTTCCGCACATTAATGGACCACCAAAGGTTCCGTCAGAGGGATAGCCCTGAGCTCCTGCAAAATTAGATTCTGCAGTCTCTTCGTCAAAGTTGTCAATGAATTTCTGTATCTCAGTTAGGTGAAACTCGAGACCTTCAAGCTCCTCTTCTGATATATCTTTCATTTTGACTCGACCATTTGAATTTAAATCAAATTTTAGAAACAAGAACTCGACCTGCCTCTTCTTGAAGTGAGGAAATAGTTTTTTAACCGCAAGTGTGTACATGAGATCTTGGAGATTGTCCGTTAACTCTTTACCTTTGAAAATTTGTTTGCTACTCTTGAAGTCTCTAATGATTGCCGTGCCTTCTTCTTCGTAGAGAAAGAGCTTATCAATAAAACCCCTCATTCTATAAAGTTTCTCACCTTCGTCAACCGTTATATCGAAAGATTGTTCTGAGATTCCCTCGTCTGGACTATCCATTCCAGCCCCACCAAAGAAGTCAAAATGCAGGCCAGCCAAAGTCATGTTGTTTATCAACTCAAGGTTGTCTTTATCATTTACGTTTAACTTTTTAGCATGATAGGCTACAAGCCTTCTTATTGGCTCGCATAAATATATTGAATCTTTTAATATAATTTCATCATAAATATGCTTATGTCGGGGCTCGCCAAGAAGCTCAAAGATTAAGTGGCAAATCCAGCCCCTGCTCGAGCCATCGTTTCCGGCGTCAGGAACTTTCAGTTTATAGTTTGCCCAATATTTCCATGAACAACTTTGTGCAGTTTTGATTCTACTGGCTGATAGTGGAGTTATTTCTTTCATGAGAAGTATTTGTTTTTATATGATGAGGCAGATATGTCTTTGCTTTTCAAAAGATCAAGGATTTTTTTGTGATTGTTCTTGACCCCTTCTTCTATATCGAATTCGTTTAGTTTTTTGTTCCATGATAAAAAGTCTTCATCGTTCATGTCTCCGAAGTCGGAAGCCGCTGGTGGATGGATTATTAATTTATCCCTATCGAAGAAGTTTAGTAGCTTGAGGTAACTCTTAAGAGACCCTATCTCTCCCCTGTTCTTTTCTTTATCACTATCATTGTTTAGTGATATGATAATTTTTTTTAAACCTAGAGAAACAAGATGGCAACACAAGGAGTTAGAGACTGAGGTTCCAAAAACAACTAGAACGTTCCTGAAACCCTTGTGATGCAGTCTCAATAGATCACCTATGCTCTCAACAAGTATAACTTCTTGGCGACTGCTTATTTCATCTCTAATTGGTAAGTCTCCTGAGCTATTTTTTAAATAAAATGGATACGCCCAAGTTGATTTCTTCCCCATGTGCTTCCATTTTGGCCTATCGTTTGGCTGTTTGGACATGTCTCTACCACTAAAGCCATGTATTTCGCCATTTGAATTGTATATGGGGAAAACGAACCGTTGGTACATTGCCCCCTCTGTAGCTAAACCACACTTAAAAAAAGAGAGTGTTTCGTCACCAACACCGCGATCATTATAGAATTTATAATGAGGCAGCAGCTTAATTAGTATCGATTCTGGGTAAGTTTTTTCCATTTCAATTCTTTCTTTGGATGTGGGGGTTATGCTCTCAGAAGGTAGCGAATCAAAGTCATATCCATCCAAGAATTTAGATAACTCCGACGAATCATTAGTTTGTAGGGTGGCCTCGACTAATGATTTTAGGGGGAGGTGCTGGCTGTTATTTACGTAGTCAACCCAAACTCCAGAGTTTTTATATATTTGCAAAGCGGTAGAGTTCTTGCCCCCTCTGTATAGCGCATTGGTTCTCCAGTGGTTGCCAAAGTCTGTTAACTTATACCCAAGCTTTTGTAAGACGTCTTTTATCTTTTCTGATGTCAAATCTCTATCCCTCCTCCAAAAATATCGTTGTCATCTTCTAAGTTTACGTTAACTTGAGACTCAATCATGTCTTGCAGGTCTCCGACTTCAGTTATATTGAAGTTTTCAAAGTTTAAGTTGATATAATTTTTCTTTAGATCTCCTGTCGGCATTCTTACTGGTTGCACTGCGCGATGTATATTCTCCCCTAGGTGCCTAAATTTAAAACATGTTAATTTATGAGTGCCAAAACCAGGCTCGGCGGCAAGCTCGTCAAGTGTTTTTTGTCGCAAACCAAACAAGTGGGAGCTAAATTGAGTAATTCTATCAGACAGGGATACTATGCTCTCATCTTCTACGATGTTCTCAGAGCTCCTATTGTTTGTTATGCCAGACCTATTACTTTGAACACTTGTCATCATTGAGATAGAAGGTAGTCCATCTGTGGTAATATCTCTTTGGATCAATTTCTTAAACTTATCAACCATCTCTCCAACTATTTGCCATTCTGATTTGTTTTTAGAGTTTTCAGATGTAGTTTTAATGTAGTCAAAACTTAAAATCATAGGATTACCCCTACCAACGGAGCCGTAGTAAAAATGTTTTACAGCTTGAATCATTGAGTCTACAGGCATGCCACCTACGTTCTGGTAGTATAGCTTGTATTCTTTTATCTTTTTCCAAACAGAACGAACTCTATTTACCACATCTTCTCCAGCCTGTCTCCATTGCCCAGTCTCAAGCAGATTCATAGGGACTTGAGCTAGAGATGCGCACTGTCTCATCATTAATTCTTCTTTGCTCATTTCCCCATTATCCAAATGTAGGACAGGTATATTTTCTTTTGCGGAAACCTTAACGCAGAAATCCATAACAAACTGAGTTTTACCAACACCAGTTCTAGCCACTAATGTAGTTATGTTTCCTGGACGCAGAAGAGATCCGTAGAGTTCATGCAGTCTTTCATGAGGACCTTTGGGACCAAACTCAGTCTGGGGGTTGTTTCCTTTGTCTTCTACGCATTGCTCCATTTCTTCAAAAATATTAGAAGCTTTATTGTCGCCAAGCTCATAAGAGCTGACTTGATCGTTATATATAGAGTCGGCTAAGTCTATTATTTGAGTAAAGTTTTTAGAACTATCTAGGTTCTTCATTGAGCTGGTTAATTTAGCCCCAGTTTCACCAATCCCCCTTCTTACTGTAAGCTTAGAGAGCTCTTTGGCTGAGTCAATTATCGATTCTGCTGAGCCTTTTCTTAGTTTAAGCGCTCGAGAGTATTCGGATATATTAATATTGTCTTCAAAAGATATTCCGGAGAGTTTAATTTTTTCAGCAAGAACAACTTCATCTATATAGTTCCCTTCTTCATAATCAAGCTTCAAAAATGTAAACACAACTCCGTTTACATCTGATACAAAATCCTTGGAAGTAATAAATGAAGCTATCTCCATGTATTTCTCCGGATGATTTAGTAGGCCGCCCAAAAACTGTTGTTCTAATTCGTAAGAATATACCATAGTGCTATACTAGCAGAGAAGAATGAATTTGTAAAGCTTTTTGTGAAAAATTATTCGAGCCCAATATCTGGGTCTTCGTTTTCCATGTTATACATGCTCTCAGCTTCTTCAATATTTAATAAATATTTCTCCAAAGACTTTCTAAGGCCCATCTCTACGATTTGGTTCTGAGCTCTAGTATAAACTAGGGGTTTACCATTCTGGTCTGCATAAGCTATAATGAAACCCTTGCTATGTTCTGCTCCACCTGTGAACTCGAAAATTTGTTCAAGCAGGTTTTCGGGCATTGAAAAAGTTTGCATGTTTTCTGGATCTATATTGTTGCTCATTTATATAATATACACTTATTAAAGGATGACTCCAAAGGTTTTGAATAAATCTACAGATAATTTATCTTCTGGGTAAATCTCTACTAGTTTAATGTTGTTCAGTTTGCAGAATTCTTGCTTATCATTGTCTCTCCTTATCTGACTAAGGAAAGTTGTTTTTGATTTGCCGTGAAAAAATGGTGTGTATTTTAAATGCTGAGCGCCTTGAACTTCTATTGCGATGTTTTTATTGGCGTTGTATAGGTCTAGGCTCATTCGGGTGCCAACGATAGGGAACTCTTCAAATACCACATCGTTAAACCAATAGTTCTTCACAAACTCTTTTACTCCAAATTGCATTTTGCTTCTGCTAGGCTTCTCCCATTTTACCATATAATTTTTTGGCTTTTTGACTCTTTTTGTTGAACCAACTAATGTTTTAAAAATCATTCTGCTAGGACTGATAGATTATTTCTGAGAAATGTTTAATCAAAAACTGTATTAAGTCTGGATTAGCTTCGAGTAAGTCATTTAGTTTTGGCTCGCCGTGGAGTTTAGCAGGGAATTCATGACCTTCTTTTTTTAGCAGCTCCACGAAATCTTCTTCTACTGATATCCATGCGCCCTTCTTGTTTATATAGCCCCATAGGTATAGCATATCTATAAGCTCCTTCTCTACCCATATAGAAGTTCCATTCTTGCGCCCATATTTAATTGGATACTCAAGGACATAATTGGTTTTCTCATTAGGAGATTTCTTTACGGTCATTTTTGCGACATGACCAATTATTTTATTCTTGTCATGGTCTAATGGCGCGCTAGGATTTTCTAGTATTAGGTCTTTTTTAAACCTAGGTTCGAATTCAAGTATATAATTAGCGAAGTGGAGAAGCGCATTGCCACCTGTGGCAGTAGTTTGGCGGACAGGAGCCTTGCTATATGGGTCAAGCTTGATATCTGCACGAACCTGAGATATAAATATAGCCATGTGGCCTCTTTTGGCGAGAGCAATACTCATCTTTTGCATAAACTTTGCGCCCAGCAGCGCCCCACCAGCAATCTTATGAGAGTCTTCAAAGTTTTTCTTGAGGTCATCCTTCATTATTAACCCATCCAGGGAGTCTAGCACGAAGCAATATTTTATGGCCTCAGGAGTTCTCGCAATAAGGACCCTCATTAAATCTAGTACAGTCTCATATATATTACTCTCAAAAACAAAACAACTACCTTGATCCCATTCATCTTCTTTAGATACGAACTTGATACCAGAACGTTCTCTTACCTCTGGAGATAATCTTCCCTCTGCTTTGATGTATACAGCCTTTGCTTTTGGCATTTTTAAGAAGTTCTTCGCAACCTCTAGAGCTTCAGAGGTCTTGCCTCCCTCGTTTATACCAACAAACCTATGAAGCCCAGGCCCAAGCCCCCCGCCTAGTTCAAAATCTACTTTAAGGCTGCCGCAAGATACCTTGTAGTCTATATCTTCTTCGTAGTTGTAGTGATGCTCTTCATTTTGTTTTAAAAAGCTCTTGAGTGAATCTATTGATCCTGTTTCTGTTTCTGTTTTTTTACTCATGATAGAAATTCTTTAATATTTTTTGGTTTATTTTGTTTTATGTAGTCTTCTCCTGTTTTTTCTTTTATATCTATTTGTTTATTAGGAGGTATGTTATATGTGTATCTATTGTATTTCTTTTTGAGTTGATCTGCGTAGTAACCAGAGCGCAATACAATTATGCTGTCAAGCTTCTTTGGGAACGATAAACCTTTCCAGAACCCATCAATAGGGTAGGATTCAATTAATATGTTTAGGGATTTTATTTCCCTTCCCCAGAACAATCTCTTTTGAGTCTTGGGTTGTTCTATTAACTTTTCGATTACTTTCTTCTTTTCAGTTTGAGTCACCTATTAATAATAGCACAAACAATAAAAAAAGTCAAGGGAATTAAATGAAGTATCTTGGCTGGTATTTGTAGGGGTGTGACACTGGGAGATTATCTGAAGTACCCCACTTGTGGGCTAAATACCCTTCCATCTTTTGCCTAGTTGCTTCATCTGTATTCTCCGCAAAAACGACTTCCGAAATAAACCCTGAGGGCTTTTCAGCGTTCGCCCTGTTAGCAAACACTCTAAAAGTTTTTGGACTGCCAAGTTTTGTGGTGTAAGCTATAGGCGTATTAGTAATATCTGCTCCG